ATTTATGTATTACTTACACCGCAGGTACTACCTTACCAAGTTTAAACGCCTCCTTTCGCAGTGTCTTAGTACCGTAATCGGTATTAAGTACAAAATCTACCGCGTCCTTACGTGCCTGGCTGTATGGATCCACGATAAAACGTAGGGTGCCAAACAAACCCATAGGCTGGTATCTCCAGTCGCCTAATCCGATGTACTCAGTTACTACAGTAACCTTAGCAATTTTGCCACCAACCGGAGTAGTAATATCGGCCAAAGCGTGTCCTACTGAATCCCCTGTTACTTCGTATGTAACTGCATCGCCCTCTACTAATGTATAAGGTGCCCAGGCGTTAGTACTTCCTGCCGTGTATTTCTGATAAGATATAACACGCGGACTAATAACGTTAGTCGTGTAGACAGGTAAACCACACATTACGTGATTCTGAGCCATCGGAATGTAGACACCCGAACTATTAATTGGGGTACCCTCCAAAATAGCTTCTAGGCTCTTACTCATAATCCAACAAAGATGCTCGCCGTCAATTCCGGTACTAAGCACAGCTGCTTTCATTTTGGAATTAAGCTGCGTAAATGTAGGTACAGACGAAAGTGCTACCGCGTTATCTACCAATCCTACAAAAGGCCCAACCAAATTAGTAGCGCCATTTACCTTTGTTGTGCTGAACAAGATCTTATTAAGCAGCAAACGGATAGACATTGGCATGATTTCGCGGATAATAGTTTCCAAGATCCCTACACTTTGATTCAGCGATTGATTAGTTACAGGTATAGCAATACCCATGCGCTCAGGAGCTGCCTGCATCTTGCTGAATGGTATCTTAGTGTCGCCAAGTGCCACGCCCTCACCAGCAATCTGCGCTTCTACCATTTCATACATAGGCCAAACGTAGTCACCAGCCAAGCCAGTTGGCATCGACAAACCTACTTTGTCCAAAATAAAGCCCTCTGTCAGCGGCTTTAGGATATCTTGTATATTAAGCGGTACTGTAGCGCCGCTGGTAATATCAGATACCATCATCAGATCGCGGACAAAAACAAGTTCTGTTTTCTTTCCGTTTGTAGCGTTTTCACGAATAATCTTAATAGCATCCTCGCGGGCGTTAGGATTTTCGCGTAAATGCTCCGCTGTCGCAGCCTGCATTTTCATACTAAGCAACTGATTTTCGCGCGCCAGGGTTTCGTACTCTTTGGTTTCGCCCTCGGTACGCTCGCGCTGCTCCTTTTCGCACGTATCAGCCATTTCGGTGATACGATCGCAGTTCGCTTGATATTGGTTAACCAATTCGCGAACATTCAAAGTTTTCTTTTCTTTTGGCATTTTCTAAAACTTTTATTGTTAAACATTGTCGTTAAATTATATGCCCGGCAGCGCGGCGCATTTCGCGCACCTGCTCGCGCATTTTCGTTGTTTTTTCTTTGTCGTCCTGCTGCTGAGGCTTAGCCGATTCATGCAATTTACTAGCAAAGTCGCGGGCTTCCACAGAAGTGTCCGGATATGCCGGATCGGCCGCGAGTGTAAAATCGTAAATTCCCGTGACTGCCTTAACGTTATAGGTGATCATAGTTACACCATTGACTACATTAGCGGCACGTTCTACGCAGGCGTCATCATAATAGCGCGTACTAAACATAAAACTACATCCTGCGATGTCGCCGCGGCGTATCAGTTCCAAAGCTTTGTCCCCGTCGGTAGTATTTGGCGCCTCAAACTCAAAGCTAACTCCCTTATCATCCACATTGTATTTTAATGTCCCCTGTCCCTTGTTACTACGCGCCAATATCAACTGTCTGTCATGGAACATAGTAAACTTAATGTCCTGCCCATCTAACAGTTCTTTGGTTATCGCTTCTTTGGCTATTACTTCGCGCGCCTCACTTTCATCATCGCACCAAATCGGATTAGATGGCACACCAAAAAGTATAGCATAACCGGTAATAGTTCTGCTGGGTTCTTCACCCGCACCAGCTTCGCGTATCTGTACGTCGCTACAGGTATGCAGCATCCTTATTACTACTTTGTCTTTATTATTCTTTGTTTCCATCACCATCGTTATTTTCGTTGTTACTATCGTTTTTGTCCACAGGAGTCGTAGGCTTTGCGGGCGCTGCTAGGGCCTCATTTATGCCTCTAAGGTTAGCTGATACCAGTACGGCATCTCCGCCCTTAACAGGCTCTTTATTTTCTTCTCTACGCCATTCATTAACTGTATAGATTCCCGCGGCTATCGTCTGTGTCTGATACTTAACACGACTATCCAGGTCACACGCATACAGGCCGCGCCGGTCAAACTGAAATTTACGTTTAGTTGCTAATGACGGCGCAATAAGTTTGCGCAATAACTCAGTTTCTATCTTCCGCAAATAAGGATTTAATGTAGTACTTAGAAAAGCTACGTTAGCCATTTCGGCAGACTTATAGTTATTACTCGTGTCATCAAATACAAAAGACGGATGCACCCCAAAAAATCTACAGATCTCGCGTACTGTAAATTTTCGGCTTTCCAAAAACTGCATGTCGGTGCTACTCAAAGATATTTGCTTAAAATCTACTTGACCAGGTAGGCTAACGATATGCTGGCCGGCGCTAAATTTAGCATCTACGTCAACAGCTGTTTTTTGTAACTGCTTATCCTGGTATTCACCAAATCCGCGTACACTAGTGTCATTACTTACAATACCGCGTACGTTACCCCCGTTAGCAAATCGTTTTAACGTTTCATTATCTCCAGTAGCAGCAATGCCCGCCGTTAATCGAGCAAATGACAAAACACTAAGGCCGTTTTTACCGTCTAGTGTTAATCCTTTAATGTGTATTACTTCCGATTCATCAAACACTCCGTATATTCCATTAGTAAAATCACTAATAGTGTATCTATCATACGTGGTATCGTGCATAACACAGCCTGAATTGCATAACGCCAGGCGGTCGGCTTCCAGGGTTACCGAGTTATATATGGGTACTATATAAGCATTACCAGTTAGTAATACATTCTGTACTATCTGTACCCAAAAATCGAAAGCATTTGTATTATTATCAGGCTGTATGTTAAGTAAGTAATTTAATCGGCTGCTATTGTCAGCTGTAAACAAATCGCCTTTAAGACGCATGACTTGTATAGGTAGATTCGCTACGCTCTCACTGAGTAGCTTAACACAGCGAAAAACTGTAGCTATATTAAGCGCCATTTGGTCGTTTCCGTACATAAGATAAGACGTATCGCCAGTACGAGCCGGGGAACCGATACTACTAGTACCGCTTCCTTCGGTCGTAATGGCTGTTTCACGTCTAAACCACCGTACTATGTTATTCAAAAAACCCATTTTTCTTAGCTAAAAATTAAAGTACTTCTATAATTCGCACAAAACATTAGCTAAGGGGACCACTACTAAGGTACGTTAAGGTACGTTAAGGTAGACTAAGGTACACATAAATAAACATTTATACTTCTTTAACGTTCGTAGTCGATAAACAGACGCAAACACATTAGCATAGTTATGACACCGTCTATCCTTTGTGTCTGTTTTCTCTTGACAGGCTTGCAATTTTCCAACTTATCGGTTGATAAAACAGCATTTCCAAAACAGTAGGCATTAATTGGGTTATCATTAATAAAAATATGGCCTGTCTTAATTCCATGTTCGAAAGATTCTACGGGAGCCGTAAAATATCCGTATGTCTGCTTTATGCCTTTCAGAATGTTATCGGCTCCAGACGCGGCCAACATGTTAATTACTTCCTGACTCTTCCACGGGTCGTAACCGATATTAAGTATCGTAACTACGTCATTAAGTCGTAGCACATAATCTACGATAGTGCGATAGTCAATAACTTCACCAGGAGTTAATATTAAATACCCTTTTTCAACCCATACGCGATACATTTTTTCATTTGGGTGCTTGGATAATGCCCCCTCCGGAAAGAAATACGCGGTATGATAGTAGAAATTCTTTTTTGCCTCCTCATACATACCTGTAGTAACGGCGCTAAAGTCTCCGCTTTCGCTGAGGTCTATAGATACCATCGCCGCGGGCCTATTCTTTATTGCGTCTAACGGCATCGGTATACTAACTCTACGCGCTAAAGTGCTACTTATCCAGCATTTTTGTTCATTCTCAGCATATATGTTAAGTAACTTAGTGCGAAAGGCAAGCATTGCCTCCGCGCCATTTCGGATAGCCTTTTTATATTCTTGCCGATAAAAATCCATAGATACAGTAATACCCAAATGCGGCTGCACCTTTCTCCAAGTATTTTCGTCATCCTCCGCGTCGTCAAGATCGGGTTCAAACAGGTGTACAAACAGACTGTCGTCGTCGAAATCACCCAGTAGCATAGATTTATAACCTTGTAGCATTTCATAAAATGGACCGTCGAATACATCAGACGCCGTAGTAATGATCATAGTTAACGGGTTATCCCTAATACCCATCGACGTAGTAAGTACAGTTAACAATTCACTATCTCGTGCCTGGCTAAACTCATCCATTACTACGGTACTGGCATTTAATCCGTCCTTTGTGCGGGCGTTGGCTGTTAAGCACTGGGCAAAAGCCGTACGGTCTTTGCGCCGGCTCTTTATCGTTTGTTCATTCACGGTGTATCGTCGCTGCTTCGGGTCTAATTTTCTAAAGCATCCACGTATGACGTCAAAACATTTTTTGGCCTGATCGCTACTATTGGCACCGGTGTAACACTCCGCGTTTGCATCGCCGTAAAGTACATCGTAAACGATAGGTGCGGCGCTGCTGGTTGTCTTACTATACTTACGAGGTACGTATAAACACACTTCGCGTACTACTCGTCTGAGTACTCTATTTTCATCCTCTTGCCAAAATCCGTATATGCTAGCAAACTGAAACGTTTGTACAGGCGTTAATCTATAACACTGCTGCCCAGTCTTACCGGGAAAATATAGATTTTCATAGCAGGCTATAAACTTTTTTATTTCCGTCGCATTAAGTCCGTATTTATCCGTCAGTCTAAAAAAACGACGTACTGCTAACTGCTCATATAAGTTGTGCGCGTCCGGGTGCGTAGCTACTTCGGTAGTATATTCTACCAAGCGTGTATCTACGACATCTAAATTATAGTCCTCTATAGGTAGCCGGGCCAGCAATTCGCTAACTTCTTCTTTCGCGGTGTGCAGTCGGTCTTTTTCTTCTTCTGTCATAGTCTACTACGTACGTTTATATAGTGTCTATTCTGCTTATTGTATAACAGAATAGGCAACTTCTTTTTTGATTCAGCTAGAGAACGCCTGCCTAATTGCTGTGCGTTATCTTTTCTTACCTCGTGACTCATCATCGCCGGCGATATTATGTTTAACGATGACCGGGTTTTTTCCGGCATTTTTTACTTTGTTCGTCAAATCCACCAACGGATCATCGTCCATTTCACCGGATAGATCGGCGGCAGTTAGTCCTAATGCCTTCATTTGCCTAGTTACACTGTCCTGAGCATCACGTTGTACTCTAAAAGCGGGGTGTGGCGCCATCTTCTTACCGTACCTGGTTGTTTCCAGTATTGTGGTAACGTCTAGTGTGTCTATCTCATCGTTGGCCAAACCTAATGTACGCAGCGCAGATGCTAACGATATTATCTGTATATCCAGCGATTTACTATAATTTCCGCACGATTTTAGTGCATTTTTGACTATTTTTTGATAGTCCGATACTTTTTTTGACATATTTGTATATTTATTCATTCTCTGTATAAAAGTTCCGCAAATCCAAAAATCAACTCACAAATTTTTTAAGGTTGGGGTGAGGTTTAACGGGGCATACCCCCTTTTAAAAAAATGGCCCCCGGCCTCACTCAAAAAATTTTTTTATGATTTTTTTAACATATTCATTATTTCTCTTACGCGTTGCCTCTTTGCCACTCCTGCCCATCTGTGTATGTATTTTAACATGACATTCGTGACATAAGGCCCGTAGATTAGTAGAGTCATACATTAGTCGTACTTTCTCCCTGTATGTTACAGCACTTTCTACTGCTACTATGTGATGTACTTCGGATGCTGGTGTTATGTAACCATCATCCTTGCATTGCTCGCAAAGTGGGTGTTTAGTAATAGTATCACGCCTTAACTGTAGCCATTGTGCTGTGTGAATTAGCATAATATAATCTTTATCTTTTGCCATAATTATATATCTTTAGTGTTCTTATTATGTCTGACCGGTACAATACCATCCGGTGTGTGTTCCCAATTTCCAAAGTCATTAAACATGCGGGTTATTACTTCTTTGTCCGTAATCCTATCCGATTCACTATGTCCACCACGTTTATCTGCTGCGTCTATATACTGGCATAGTAGATTGAGCAATGCCGTGTTAAATTCACACACATTCTTAAATCCGTATTCATTCTTAATACACTGCAATCTTTGATACATTTCATCATCTACAGATATCTTAATACGTCGTCTTTTCTTATTGTCATTCATAGTCACAGTATTTACGAGTTAAATAATTAAGACTATCCAATAGACTTTGCTGCACACCGGTCTTACTATCCAATGCAGCATTTGCGCGTTCATCTACAGTATTAGCGCATAATAATTTATATACTGTTACAGGGTGCTGTTGGCCCTGCCTGTGTAGGCGTGCGTTAGCCTGTAAAAACAGTTCCAAATTCCATCCTGTTCCAAACCATGCTATATAGTGTCCACCCTGCTGCATATTAAGTCCAAATGCAGTAGCAGCAGGATGCGCAAGTAGTACGTCTATCTTTCCAGCATTCCAAGCTAATAGTTGTCTTTCATCTTTATAGGCTTCTACTTTATAGCCCTTTAGTTTCTTTGTAATTCTAGTTACATCATGTTTATACTGATAGAATACTAAAACGCTATTTCCGTTTGCCGCTTCTACGATCTCTGCTAACTTATCCAATTTCTCGTTATGTATATCGTGCACGTTCTTTTCTTCATCATAGATAGCGCCATTAGCAAACTGACTAAGTTTATTCATAAGACCTGCAGCACTGTTGGCCAACACATTTGCGGGTTCTCCCGCATGTGCATCGTTAAACTCTATCACTTTTTCTTTCTCAAATTTAGTATATGCTGCCATTGTTGTAGTTGATAATTCTATTTTTATTGTGTGCATCAATAATTTAGGTAACTGCAAATAATCTTTGGCCTGCATAGACAAACAAATATCTTCTATTTTTGTTTTTATAATATCATCGCATCCTTTCTTTACGTCGCACCGCACTACGATATTATTCCATTTGTGAGTTTCAAAGTATGTTTCCCGATACTTTGATATGCTTTTTCCTAATCTCTGACCCATATCTAAGCAATACATTTGCGCCCACAAATCAATAAGCCCGTTTGGCGCTGGAGTACCTGTTAAACCAATAACACGTTTAACTGTTGGTGTTGCCATGCGCATCGCTTTAAATCGCTCGCTCTTCGCAGATTTAAAGCTGGTTAATTCATCAATAACCAATACGTCAAACGGAAGCATGCCGCCGTATATTCCTACCAGCCATACAAAACTATCTCGGCCGATAACATAAACATCTGCTTTCTGCTCTAGGGCTAGTCGGCGCTGTTTTTCGGTTCCCATTACTTTAGCCACTTTGAGTGTTTTTAAATGATTCCATTTTTGTGCCTCTGTCGTCCAGGTAGTTTCAGCTACTTTTTTCGGGGCTACTACTAAAGATTTACTAATTTCGCAATCGTCCATAAGTTCCTGTATGGCGGTTAATGTACTAACCGTTTTACCTAAACCCATATCTAGAAAAAGACCGCATCGTTTGTGATTCAATATCCAATCCTTCGCTGTTTTTTGATATTCGTAAGGTTTATATTGCATTGTTATATGTATTTATTACATTATCTACTGATTCTTTGCTGTCACATATATACACGTCGTATCCTAAATTGTTGAGTGACTCATGACGTATTTTCTGTAACTTTGTGGCGTGCTTATCTTTACTTTTAAGTTCCACCCAAATAGTAATTGCGCCAGGTAATAATATTATCCTGTCCGGATATCCGGTCATATTCTGATTTGAATATTTAAGGCATACGCCTCCAAGCCTTTTTACAGAATCTACCAAATAGCGTTCTATTGCTTTTTCTGATACCTCGGCGTGATTAACTATATTATTTATTTCTTTCTTCATAATCTTAATTTTTAACTCCGGTAAACTCTCACGCGTACGCGCGTAACTTCTACGTGGGTATGTATTTGTATATATTTTATTAAAAAACTACTATATAACATAACTTTATACTTTAATATCAATTTATAGTTTACTTAGTTTACTGTACTGTAAGGTGTTTATTTCTAACTGTTTAGCGGTATACTAAAACGGTAAACTGTAATTTTTGTTTCGGTTTACGTATACTTATATTTTTTAGATCTCGGTATACTTTCATTTCGGTTTACTTTTCTTAGGTTTACCTTTAAATGTCGCTGTCATCTATTTCTTGTACCTGAATAACACGCCTAAATCCTTTTTGTGTCCCGTAAAGTTTAGCTGCGTGCTTAGTGGTACTTATACGCTCCCATCCCAGCATATTATCTAGATACCTGCATACTCGGCGGGCCAGATATTTATATTCCTTATCGGTCATATCACGGCCCAAGCGTTCACAAATAAATTCGGCGGCACATATTCTTTCACGTCGGATAGTTCCAATCTCATCCAACGGGTCGGGATTACTGATATAAGCACGTCTACGTTTTAAATCCCAGCTGTCCCAGTCGGCAGGCAATAGCATATCTAAGAAAGTATCTAACGCGCCCTGCAACGGGTCGTCGCTGTCGTCGCTGTAGTCTTTTTGTCTTAATCTTGCTTCCCCCTCCAGGTCTTTAGGCAGATACAATTTTTCGCCCTCTTTATAGCGCTGTACTGCTTCGGCCCAAAGTTGGTTACGATTGCCTGCTAAATCAGCATTTGTGTATTTGCGTAGTGACTCATCGGTAGATATAACCCAGAATCTACGGTTAGTATCGCCCTTTAAAAAATAGTCTTCATTCGTGGTACCGCAAAAAATACACTGCCTTGGATGCTTTTCTACAACTGTACCATACGCAGCCCTGTAGATGTCGTCCCGTCGTGAGATATAGCCCTTGACCTGTTCTACGTCGCTGCGCTTGATACTCGATAATTCGGCTAACTCTATT